TTTCGAAAATCAAGTTGTTTCCGATAACCCAAAAGTTTGCGTTGAATGTCGGCTTCAATACGTTGTTCATTAAGGTTTCAAGGGTTTCAACCGGCAAATTTTCCGCGATAGGCAAATAAGAAGTCGAAAATCTATTTGAACCCTTTTTGACTTGCGCCGCAAAAAGAAGGGTGTCGTAATAGGGCGAAGAAGGATCGTTCAAAATTGAACTTTGAAATGTCAATCCGCATTTGTCACAAACGTTTTTGATATAGTCACGAACAAGCGGCGAAGGGTGAAATCTTCCGCAAGGAATCGCGACGTCACGAACTTCGTTGAAAATGTCAAGAATTTGTTGAACCGCTTGAATCGGATTGACATAAACGGAACCGGTGCAATCGTTTTGCGTGCAAGTCGTTCCGGGAATGGCGCAAACAACGGAACAAATGAAGAAAAGAATCGTCGAAAGGGTGAAAACAATTGCAAGCAATGGAACAAGAATCATTATCAAAAGATAATTCAAAACAAACGTCACCCAAATAAGAACAACTTGAATGAAGCCCGGACGATTTTCAATGCAATATCGAACCGCCGGACGTGGAACGTCAAGAAAGTTGTTGTAATTGTCCCAAATGATCGTTGAACGAAGGCAATTGATTTCGGGCTTTTCTTCGACAATATTCGCGGAAATATAGCAATCCGGTTCGCACCAATCAATTGAATCGCCTTTGATAACGCCGGAAAACACTTCCTTCAAACAACAATCGTCGAAAACTTTGACATTCACCGAATTCGAAAATCCGTTCGGATCGTCAATGAAGAAGGTCTTCAAAATTTGATAGCCGTCGTCATAAAAAGTTAATTCGGACGAAAAGGTTTTCGCGATTGTTCCGTCTTGATCGTTTTCGCGGATTGTGATTTCAAACGTTTCAGTTCCGTCAATTCGCCCGGTTATCAAGACGCCGTTGATTTCAATTTTGATAGGTGAATTCATTTCGCTTTGTTTCGGATTCTTTGTTCTTTGTACTGCAAGCGCGAAACGATTCCATTGATTCCGCGTTCGTCAATTGACAAGGTCAATCCTTTTTGTTCCCGGATTGCTTTTTCAATTCTTTCAAGCCGCGCGTCGGTTGCTGAATTGTTTATGACAATCATTTTTTGATTGATATTTGACGCAAGTTTCGGATCGCGCCCGGCGTGAATTGCTTCAAGCAAAGGACGGAAGCGCCTTGTCTTTTCCTTTGTGATAACGAATTCGCCTTTGTGAACAACGCCGGCTTCTTCGTATTTTCCGCCGTCACCGGTATAGCCACCTTTTGCAAACGAAGCCGCCGCGCGTGCTTGCGCGCGTGCTTGAACAAGTCCGGCGGCAAGTGCGATCAATGTCGCCGCAATGGTAAAAGGCGCCGCCGCCCCACCTTCCGCCGCCGCTTTTGCAATGGCAACGGAAGAATTCGCAACAAGTTCAATTGCGGCAAGTGCTTGTTGTTGTTTGACGAAACGCGCCTTTTGTTCGTTCAATTTCCGAAGGCGTTCTTCTTCGATTTGAAGAAGTTCGGCGTTTCCTTTTTCGGCAATTTCCTTCGCCGCGTCAACGCGCCTTTGTTGTCCGTTGATTGCCGCTTCGGTTTCTGCAATCCGGGCGGCGATAACGTCGTTCACGGCTGAAAGTGTCGCTTTTGCGACTTCTTCGATTCCTTTGATAATTGCGTCGCGTTCTTCGTCCTTGATCCTTTTCTTCCTTTCGGATTCGTCTTCCGCAATCTTGACGGATCTATCCGCGAAATCTTGTTCGGTTTTCAAAATTTCAAGTTCGGCGTTTTTGATAATTAACTTTTTATCTTCTTCCGTCAATCCTTCTTGTTGCAAATCAAAGTCGCGTTGTTCTTCAATGGCGGCAATTCGAATCCGCTTTTCGTCTTGAAGGTTTTCTTCAATCAACTGCAAGTTGTCGTCAAGTTGCGCTTTGATCGCGGCGCGTTGTTCCGGTGTATTTGCAACGGAAAGTTCTTTCAATAATTTTGAACGTTCCTTTTCAAGCAATTTCGTATCTTGAACAATGTTTTCAAGAATGATTTGATTGTTGACGTTGTTAATATCGTTCAAAGTTTTCGCCCGGTTCTTTGCGGCTTTTATTTGAATGTTTGTGATCGCGTTTTCCGTTTCATTATTTGCCTTTTCTTTTTGTTTTCCGCGAATGACTTCGAATTGTGCGGCAATTGTGTTCGTCAACGTTCCGTTTTCGCGCGCGTCTTTGATCCGGTTGTCAAGATCTTGATCAATTTCTTTCTTGCGAAGTTCCAAAAGGGCGCGAAGTTTCGCGATTTCTTCTTCCGAAGTTTTCGGATTGATAAAAGAAACCGGTTGCGTTTCGATTTCAAGATTCAACTTTTGAATTTCGCGAAGAAGATCCGCAAGAAGTTTCTTCCGGTCGTTGGCAAGTTTTTCCGCCGCCTTCAATTCTTCCTTCGAAAGTTTGTTTCCCTTTGCCGTTGATTCCGCGCCTATCCTTGCAAGTTTATCAATTGTCGAATTTGTGTCCGCAAGTTGTTGTTCAATCAATCGTTTGCGTTCGTCAACGGCGTCTTTGACAACGCCACCGGACGCAAGAAGATCTTGATTCAACTTTTCAGCGCTTCCCATATAGTCCGCCGCGTTGTTCGCTTTGATCTTTTCTTTCAACGCCGCCGCTTGTTCTTCAATTGCCCGGATTTCGCTTTGATTGAATCCTTCAAGAAGTTTCTTCCTTTCTTCGCCGAAAACTTTGTCTTGTGCAAGCAAATTCGTTGCTTCTTGTTTCTTGAATTCGAAAAGTTGATCTTCAAGCGCGATTTGTTGTTTTGTCAATTCAATCAATTGCCCTTCAACTGCCTTCGCCCTTGCCGCCGCTTTGATTGATTCCGCAAGTTCACGATAAACTTTGTCAAGTTGCGAAACAAACGCCGTTTCGTCCGAAATATTCTTCAACGTCGTTCCATACTTCGAATTTATTTCATTGATCAAATTGACGCGTTCTTGCGATCCGGCGTTCGTTTCGCGCAACGCCCCGAACAAACGATCAAGTTCGACTTTTTCTTTTGCAAATTCCGCGTTTGTTTGATCCGTTACGGCGGCAAGTGCTTCCGAAGTTGAAATGAAATTGTCTTGTTCTTCCGTCGCCATTTCAACCGAATCGCCGAAATCAAGGAACAAAGCCGCCGCAACTGAAAGACCGGTCAAAATCAATCCGATAGGATTTGCACGAAGAACCGCCGAAAAAGCCGTTGTTGCCGCCGTTGCCGCTTGCGTTGCCACCGCCGACGCGCCGGTTGCACTTGTAAAAGCCGTCGTTGCCAAAGCCGCCGCCCTTGTTGCACCGGTTCGAATTGCCAAAGCCAAAGCCGCCGCACGATCGCGAACGGCTGAAATTCCCTTTTGAACGTTGGAAATCAATTCGATTTGAACCGCGCTTTTTTGTTGTCCAATATAAAAGGCAACGGCACCGGCAAGAAGAAGAAGTGAACGTCCGTTTTGTTGGACGAATCCGGGAAGCGCCGCGAAGACGTCAATTGCCTTTTGCGCGCCGGCAAGCAATCCTTCAAAAACCGGAAGCAATCCTTCACCGATTGAACGTTTGAGTTGTTCGAAGTTTCCTTCAAGGGTTGAAATTCTTCCGGCGGTTGATTGCGAAAGTTTTTCAGTAAGCCCGAAGAAACGTCCGCCTTCTTCCGTAAGGTTGCCGAAAGCGCGTTCAAAGACGTCGAAAGAAATCTTTCCTTCGGATCCAAGTTTTTTGACTTGATCTTCGGAAACTTTCAATTCTTTCGCGAATTCTTGAATAATTGGAACGCCGGCTTCGGTCAATTGGTTAATATCTTCCGCGTAAAGTGTTCCGGCGACGCGCGCCTTTCCATAAATAACCGCAAGTTCATTGAAGTCCTTCCCGGTCGCGCTTGAAACGTCACCGATTTTTTGAAGTGTTGATTGTAATTGCGTCACCGGTTCACCGAAGGCAAGAAGCGCCTTCCCGGCGTTGTTCACTTGTTCCGGCGTGAAAGGTGTCGCAACGGAAAACTTTTCAAGATCTGCAAGAACTTGTTTCGCCTTTTCTGCGGATCCAAGAAACGTTTCAAATGATATTCCCAAACTTTCGTAATTCGCAACCGCTTGAATTGCACCTTTTCCGAAATCAATTGCGGCGGCGGCAACTTGAACGCCACCAAAAGCGGCGGCGGCGCCGGCAAGTGTCTTTTGAAGAAGTGAAACTTTCTTTGTTGTTTCGTCGGTCGCTTTTCCAACGCCGGCGATTTGCGCTTTGACGGCTTCAAGTTCCTTGCGAAGCCCTGCCGTTTCCGCTTGAATTTTGAACAATACGTTTTTGACTGCCATTTTTCAAATTTATTGCCCCAACTTTCGCCGGGATTGATTTTCGTTTTGTTTGTTGTTGCCTTCAAGCGCTTCGTTTTTTTCTTCAATGATTTTCACATAGGTCGAAAGGGTTTGATAATATTCTTCAACGTTCAAATTTTCAAGTGCTTTCATTTCGGAAACTTTATTTTCGCAAATGATTTGATTCAAATAGTTGATTTCGTCAATATAGTTCCCGACTTCGCTTCCCGAATAAATTGGAAGATTTTTTCGTTTTGAAGGGCGTTTCGATTCAAATAGTCGAGAATATCGCCGTCGGATATAGTCGAAAAGTTGATTGTGTGTTCGAACGCCCTTTGAACAAAAAAATTGAACAAGTCCGGGTTTGTTTTGAAAAGTTCGACTTTCTTCTTTCTTGTCACTTCATTGAATTCCGTTTCGTTTTCGCCGTCTTCCACGAAATAACAAGCGGCAAGTTCAATCAAGGTTTGTTCTTCGCCCAAAAAGTCAAGGCGGAATTCGATTTCGGACAATATCGAAAAGAGTTCAACGATATTCCCGGAATTCGCCTTTTGTTTCATTTGTTCGATCAATTGCTTCAAGACGTCTTTTGTCAAGTTCATTGACGCGAACCGGGTTGCCACTTCGGCGGCGATTGCGCGCTTTGCCGGCATTGTCAAAGGATTGTCATATTCGAACCACTTGACGCCGCGCGAATCGGTGAAAATTTCCTTCAATGGAATGATCGAACCGGTCAAATGTTTGACGGATTCTTCTTGTTGTTGTCGTCTTTTGAATAGTTTCATTTTTTCATTGTTTTCGGATTTGCTTTTTTTGTTGCATTGATTGACGCGTTGCAAATGGCAAAAGCCGAAGATTCGGATTTTCCTTGTTTGATAACGGCGGCGACGCAACGATCTAATTTCTTCGGCATTGTCT